GAACCGTGCGGCCGTGGCCGATTGTCAGGACAGACTTCGGCGGCTCGTTTCCCTCTTGCGCTGAACGCCCCATCGGGACTATTCTCTCTATCGAACGGCTGTACAGGCGCCGGTTTTTCATGCCCCGCCTGACGACCTGTACTCGTTCGGGCGGGGCTTCCCGCTTCTACGGCCAGGCATGGGGCGCCACAGAGGTACAGGCAAATGGCAACGAAACCCGCTCTCGCCGTCATCTCCCCCGTCTCCGAAGATGCGAACGAAGAGATCGCAGCGACCGAGCCCTACACCGCGAAGGTGACCATCCGTGGCTCGGCCGCGATCCTCTTCCACCGCTGGAGCAACGAGGCGGTCGCATCGAAGGCCGCCGCCGCGAAGGGCTCCAAAGCCAAGAAGTCCGACAACCTGGAGTCCTACGTCTACCGCTGCCCGAACGGCAACCTCGGTCTGCCGGGCGAGTATCTGCGGCAGGCGATCATCGGAGCCGCCCGCTTCCGGCAGGACCCGCGCTCGCCCCGCAAGTCCGCCATGGACCTGTTCAAGGCGGGCGTCGTCTCGCTCACGGAGCTGGCCGACCTCGGCGTCAAGGATGCCGACTACATCGACCGACGCCGGGTCCTGATCCAGCGCAACGCCATCACTCGCGAGCGCCCGGCGCTCCGCGAAGGCTGGGAAGCGACCATCGAAGTGATGGTGCTGCTGCCCGAGTACATCGACCGGACGATCCTTCACGAGGTCACCACGAACGCCGGTCGTCTGATCGGCGTCGGAGACTTCCGGCCGACCTACGGCCGGTTCCAGGTCGTCAAGTTCATGGTGGGCTAAGCCAAGATCAGGCTGAGTGTGGCGTGGCCCGGCAGGGCATGGCCGGTTAGGGTGGGGCGGGCTCAGGCCCGGCGGGTCAAGGCATGGCACGGTGCGATCAGGGTGCGGTTAGCAACGGCGCAGCTGGGCGGGGTTCTGCGTGGTAGGCAGTGGCGAGCCGAGGTCGGGCTATGTTCGGCGCGGCTGGCCGTGGCTAGGCAAGGCAAGGTAGACTAGCTCCGGAGGTGCTCCGTGGCTGTCTATGCAACCGCCGCTCAACTGGCGACCTACACCGGCACCGCGGCCCCGGCGGATGCCGTCAGGCTCCTGACGCGAGCCAGTGAGCTGATCGACGAGGCCACGCGCGGCGACTCAAAGCTCGCTTACGACGGGCTCCTCAGCGGCATCTCGCGAGTGATCCCGACCGAGGTGGCGCCCTACACCCAGCAGGAATACAGGGACGCTCTGGCGAAGGCCGTTTGTGCTCAATGTGAGTTCTGGGCCGAGACCGGCGAAGAGCACGACACCGCCGGGCTCCGGGGCTCCCTGGCCGCAGGTAAGCTCAGCATCTCGCAACTGCCCGACGTCCTGGCCCGCCGAGCACTCCGGGCTCTCCGCGAGGTCAACCTCACGGGCGGGTCGGTCCCGATCTCGTGAAGATCCCGCGCCAGCTGCTCCGGGACGTAATCACGATCCGAGACTTCGCCGGCTCCGGCTCTCTGGGTCCGACCTTCGGCGCACCCCGCACGCTTCGCGCCTCAGTCCAGCCCACGACCCGCGTGATCGTCGGCCCGGACGGACGCAACCTCCAATGCTCGGCCATGATCCTCATTCGACCCGAGGATGGCCCGATCCGGCCCGAGTCTCGCGTCACCTATCCGCCCGACGCCTACCGGGTTCTCGTCTGCGAGCCGATGCCGGACCGTCGCCGGCCGACGCACTACGAGATCCTGGCCGAGACGTGGATCGGCGCCGCCCCATCTTCGGGATCCGGCTCGTGAAGGCGCATGTCGATTGGGATGATCGGGCAGCTCGCCGCGCCGTCACCGCCGGCCAGCGCGAAAGTCTCACGCGCGCCGCCGGGCTCGTACTCGGGGTCGCCAATCGGACTGTTCCGTTCCAAGAGGGCACCCTGGCGCAGTCCGGCTTCACGGACATCGACGGCGACACGGGGGTTGTGGCGTATGACACCCCCTACGCCGTCGTGCTTCACGAGAACCCACAGTTCCGCTTTGGCTACGGCCGGCGCGGGAAGTGGCTCAGCCTCGCCCTCGGCGAGTGCGCCGGCGCCGTCCGGGACATGCTCGCCAAGGTCATGCGGGAGAAGCTCCCATGATCCACGTCGGCATCGCCGAGTACCTCGGATCGGTCATCCCCGGGACGAGTCTCTACCCCGATCTCGTCTACTCCGCCTCGGGCGGCGCCAACGTGTTCGTCGACGATCTGCCCACCGAGCCGGACGTCGCGGTCGGGGTCTACATCCAGCCGGGCCCAGAAGCCGACTCTAAGCTCCCGTATGACTCGCCGGGCGTTCAGATACAAGTCCGGGGCACGAGTGACCCTACGGTGGGTCTGACGCTCTGGTGGGCCATCTACAGCGAGCTCCACGCCCTCCGGAACGTAACGCTCCCGGACGGCACTTACCTCGTCTCGGCTATCGCGGAGCAATCGAGCCCGGTTAGAATGGGCGCCGATGGCTCCGGGCGTCAGGTCTACGGGATGAACCTTCGGACCGAGATCATCAACCGGACCAGAGAGCGACCATAGGAGGTCACCGTGGCAATAACGAAGTGGCTCGCCCGGGACGGGGAGTTCGAGGTCGCGCCCGCGGCCGGCTCCGGTGGCCCGGCCTTCCTCCCCATCGGGGGCGTCAAGAGCATCGCCCATTCGCCGAGCACGACCCGGGCTGACGGGACCGACTTCGACTCGGCCGGCCATCCCGAGCACATCGTCGCCGAGCGGGGCGAGGAGTACACCCTCGAAGGGTTCCACCTCGAAGACGTGGCAACCGGCACCCGCGACTCCGGCCAGGCGCGCATGGAAGTGATCGGCGCCGCCATCGGGCTCGGCTCGCTCGGCTCGTTCCGCTGGACCTCTCCGGGCGGCAACATCAAGTCCTTCTCCGGCTCGGTCGAGATCACCGAGGCCAGCGGCGGGAACAATGACAACGCCAGCTGGACCGCCAAGATCACCGTCTCCGGCGAAGCGATCTGGACGTAGTCGATGCCGCTCATCGACTTCGATGCTCTCCGTGGGGAGCAGACGGCCAAGCCGTTCCAGATCAAGGTCGGGGGTAAGGTCTACGATCTTCCCCCGTCCATGCCCGCCTCGGTGGCGCTGATAGTCAACCGGCTCCACCTCGGAGCTGGTGACCAGGCCGACGTCACGGCAGAGCAGGCCATCGAACTCTGCGAGGCCCTGTTCGGTGCGGACAAGCTCGAGATCATCCTGCGCGAGAGTCAGCTTCCGGTCACGGCGCTTCCCGATCTGGTCGGCGAGGTGATGAAGGAATACATGAAGGGGCTGCGAAGCCCAAACCGGGCGACCCGGCGGGCGAAAGCTTCTCGTCGGTAGAGGAGTGGGCGCTCGTCGAGGCGGACTTCGCTCGTGAGTACCACATCGACCTGAGCCTGCCGGGTGTCCTGCGAGGGATGACGTGGCGCCGCTTCCTCATCCTGCTCCGGGGTCTCTCCGCTCAATCTGCCACGGCCATGACGCTCGCCCATCGCCACGTCGTCGGGACCGAGCATGTCCGCTGGCTTCATTCCCCCGAGGCGATCCAACGCTACGCCGAAGCTCAGGGTGGGATCGCCCGTAAGCATCCGCTAGACTGACGCCATGAGAGGAGCCGCCCCGTGGCCTTGAAAGTCGGAACGCTCTACGCCGAGATGCAGCTCGACAAGAGCCACTTCGACAAGGGCCTGACCGACTCCGAAACCTCCTCGCGCGGCTGGTCTTCCCGGATCGGCGGCATCTTCAAGAACGCCGGAAAGCTGATCGCTGCCGGTCTGCTCGTGGGTACGGTCGCGATCGGCGGGATAGTGGCCGTCACGGCCAACGCCGCCTCCGACCTAAACGAGACCATGTCGAAGGTCGGCGTGGTCTTCGGCGAGAACGCGGACGCCATCAAGGCGTGGTCGCAGGGCTCCGCTCAGTCAATGGGCATCTCGCGCCAACAGGCCCTCGAGACCGCCGGCACCTTCGGCAACCTCTTCGTCGCCATGAAGATCGGCGGCAAGCCAGCGACGGAGATGAGCGAGAACCTCGTCCAGTTGGCCTCCGACCTGGCCTCGTTCAACAACCTTGATCCGACCGACGTCCTTGAGAGTCTGCGTGCCGGACTCGTCGGCGAGATCGAGCCGATGCGAAAGTTCGGCGTCAACATCACCCAGGCCGCCATCGAAGCCAAGGCGATGGAGCTCGGACTCTGGGACGGCAAGGACGCCATCGACGCTGCCGCGAAGGCCCAGGCCAGCTATGCCCTCATCATGGAGCAGACGACCACTGCTCAGGGCGACTTCGGCCGGACGTCTTCGGGTATGGCAAACCAACAGCGGATCACGGCGGCCACGTTCCAGGACACGATGGCAGCGGTTGGTCAGGCGTTCACCCCGATCATCGAGCAGATCCTCCCGATGGTCACGGCGGCCCTCGTCTCGTTCGGTGCCTGGGTGACGGCCAACATGCCTCAGATCAAGGCCACGATGGCCGACGTGATGACGAACATCGGCGCGGCGATCGACTGGCTGAGCATCAACGTGCTCCCCAAGCTCGTCGACATCTTCACCTGGTTCGTCGAGAACGTCCTGCCCCGCCTGGTCGTGGCAGCGGATTGGATCGCCAAGAACGTCTTGCCGGCCCTGGCCGCGGCGTTCCAATGGATCGGCGATAACGTCCTGCCGGCCCTGGCCGCGATCTTCTCCTGGCTCGTCACCGACGTCATCCCGCCCCTGGTCGTGATCCTCGACTGGATTACCACGAACGTTATCCCGCCACTGGTGGCCGCCTTCAAGTTCGTCGCGGACATCGTCCAGAAGAACTGGCCCCTCATCAAGACGACCATCGACGTCGCCGCGAAGGCGATCCAGACGATCATCTCTACGATGGTCACCCTCGTACAGACTCAGTTCACCGCCCTCCAGACCGCGGTCGGAGTGGTCCTGACCGTCTTCGATGGGCTCAAGACGGGCATCGGGATCGCCTGGGACGGGATCACCTCGATCATCAAGGGCTCGATCAACCTCATCATCGACGCGCTCAACGTGTTCATCGACGCGATCGACGCCGTCCAGGTCCACATCCCGGCGATCGGCGTCGGACCCATCTCGACTCCAGCCTTCGATTGGAACGGCGTGGGTCTCAGCCGGATCCCGCGTCTCTCTCAGGGAACATCCGACTGGCCCGGTGGGCTCGCCTACATGAACGAGGAAGGCCCCGAGGTCGTGAACCTTCCCCGCCACGCTCAGGTCTTCCCGGCCGACCAGACCGCCGCCATGCTCCGAGGCGGCGATACCTGGCAGGTCTTCGGGGTCACGGCTGACGACGTCGAACGCGCTATCTACCGCGCCCGCCGCCGCGAAGCTTTGGGGATGGGATGAGCACGAGACTGGAGTTCTACCCCGCAGACGGCGGCGACGCGCTGATCTTCACTACCGGCCCGGCCGCTCCGCTCAAGCTCGTGAGCATGGGCGGCCTCGGTCCGGTCACCGTTCAGCCCCTCACCGTCAAGACGCCCGGGCAATCCGGCCAAACGCTTCTCGATGTGATCGTCCCTCCCCGCGTCGTCACCGCGGTTGGACAGCTCCAGGCCGCAGACCTCGCGGCACTCTGGCCCATGCGTGCCGCGTTCTGTCGGGCCCTGGTGCGCCAGCCCGTCCGGCCCGGCGAGACTCAGACGCTCGGGGTCCTGCGGATCGTCCGCGATGGCAGCCCATCCCTCGAGCTCGATGTGGTCCCTCTCTCGTCTGCGGTTCCGGCGCCGAAGTCCAGCGTGGGGATCCTGCCCGTCGACGTTGAGTTCGAGGCGCCCTACCCGAACTGGCGCGAGATCGCCGACGCGCTCCTGGCCTTCGTCGCATCGGGCGGATGGAGCTTCGGCGAGGGCGGGACCGTGATCGAGTTCCCGCTCGAGATGCCGAGCAATAACATCGAGCAGGAGGCCATCAACGCGGGCGACGTCGACGCCCCGGTCCTCATCCGAATGTACGGCGAGGCCACGACGGTCCGGATGCTCAACGAGACGACCGGCGAGACCATCGAGATCCTGACTACGCTCGCGGCCGGGGAGTACGTCGAGATCGACACCTCGCCCGGCAAGAAAGCTGTGACGCTCGTCTCGGGCGGGGTGCGCTCAGACCTGATGGCCGCGCTCAATCTGTCCCTGGCCGACTTCTGGACGCTCCGGCCCGGATCGAACATGGTCAAGTTCGAGGCCGACGTGAACACCTCCGGTTCGGCTGAGATCCTCTGGCGCCAGAGGTACTCGGGCATATGAGGGCCTACGTCCTAGACCGCGACACCCTCGCGATCCTCGGGACGCTCGAGGACTCGGTCGGCAAGCTCGTCATCAAGCGCCGACTCTGGGCACCCGACACCTTCACCCTCACGGCCAACCGGCGCCAGCTCTACGCCTCGCAGCTCCAGGGCGACCGGCTGCTCCTGGTCCCCGAGGGTATACCGGGCGATCCTTCCGGCGGCGATCAGCTCGTCTTTCTCGTCGACACCTTCCTGATCGAACAGGAGGGCTCGGCGGCGAATGACACGATCACCGTCTCGGGGTCTTCGGTCGAAGCTCTGCCGCGGCGTGTTCTACCGGCGGCCGGGCAGGCATACGACCCTCAGACTGCGGTGGCGGCTCAGACGGCCATGACGCACTACGTCGCCGGGAACATCGGCGCCTCGGCCGCCGCATCGCGGAAGATCACCGGCTTTGCCTGCGCCGCCGGGGCCGCGGGAACGACGATCTCCTATGCCGCCCGCTACCAGTCGCTCGTGGACGTGCTCGCTGAGATCGGCCAGGCCGGGGGGATCGGATGGAAAACGACCCTCGCCAAGACTCTCGGCATCCCGTCCGGGTTCACCTTCGACGTGGTCGCGGGCACCGATCGCTCGGCGTCGGTCTTCTTTGACTTCGACTTCGACACCCTCTCGAAGTGGTCCGAGCTCACCTCCCTGGCCGGCGTGATCTCACAGGTCACCGTGGCGGGTCAGGGCGAAGGGACCGCCCGCGAGATCGTGACGCGGCCCGTTGTGGAGCCGACCGGATGGGATCGGCGCGAGGCGTTCGTCGATGCCCGTGACCTCGCGGTAGGAGCCACGACGCTCTTGCAGAACCGCGGCGATGCCGTCCTGGCCGCCAACGGAACCGATCTCAGCCTCGAGGCCACGGCCCATCAGGCGGGCTCCTTCCGGTACGGGGTCGACTGGTTCCTCGGCGACATCGTCACGGTCCGCAACGTCGAACGCGCCATCTCGTACCCGGCTCGGATCGTGGGTGTCGACCGGACCGTCACCGTCTCGGACGCCGCCTCAGAACTGGTGGCGATCCTCGGCCGGCCCTTTCCCGGCACTCCCGGCTCGTCTCTGACCAACCCCTCCGGCGCGGCCGACAAGGGCATGACGCCCGGCCCCGGAACCGTCACCTACGCCATGATCCAGAACGTCTCCGCGACGAACAAGGTTCTCGGTCGGAAGTCCGCGGGCGCAGGCTCAGTCGAGGAGATCGACGGGCCCGCTGCGGGCCCGGGCGCGGACTCGACCATCGGCGTAGCCGGAGCGACGGGGACAAAGGACACCTTCGCCCCGGCCGCTCATGGTCACAAGGTCTTGCTGACGCCGAGCGGCGGCGGCACTTACGACAAGGTCGAGCGTGGCGTTCACGGCTTGAAGTTTGGCGGTGGGCCAGAGATCTCCAGCCCGGATGGGGTGAACCTCGTCGTTCCTGGCCCTGATTGGACCGCCCCGACGCTGCTCAACTCGTGGGCCAATGCCTATGGGGCGCCCTACGAGCCGGCGGGGTACCGGAAGGACGCCGTAGGCGTCGTTCACCTACGAGGGCTGCTGAATGGCGGGGCCATCGGTCAGGTCTGCTTCGTGCTGCCAGCCGGGTATAGGCCGGCCGCCATAGCCATCAGGCCGGTCATCTCTTACGGCACCGCCGCTGTTCTGGGCGAGGTGCGGATAGACACGAGTGGCAACGTTACGCCTTCCGAGATTGGCGGAACCAGTTGGTTCAGTCTCAGCGGGCTCAGCTTCTACGCCGCATAGATCGCTACCTAGCAACCGGCCCCTTCTCAGAGAAGGTAGGATAGGCACCATGACACAGCGCAGCAGGTTCTACGACTCCTCCGCCGGGGACCGGATCTACGGCTCGGAAGCCTGGGCCCAGGTGCTCGCTAAGATCCTGAGCGACGGCGTGGTCATGGACTTCGCCAACGAACTCGCGGTCCACGAGTCTTCACCCGCGGCAATGTCGGTTCGGGTGAACACGGGCGCGAGCTTCGTCCAGGGATACATGCTGGAGGTCTACTCGTCTCAGGAAACCCTCGTGATCGGCGCGAACGCCTCCGGCCAGCCGCGCATCGACCGGATCGTCGTGCGACGCTCTCTCGCGGGTCGGACGGGTCTGCTCGCCGTGCTGCCCGGAACCCCCGATCCCTCGCCGACTCCGCCAGCCTTGACGACCAACGTGGCGGGCGAGTATGAGATGGCGCTTGCTCAGGTCTACGTGGTGGCAGGAGCGACGGCCATCCAGAACGCCGCGATCACAGACGAGCGCAGCTACGCCCAAAGCCCGGACCTGGCCGCAGCCCTCGATCCGACCACGGGGCACGAACACGGTGGGTCTGACTCTCGCCTGGTGCCGCATACGAGCTTGTCCTGGATCACCGCGACGGACCACCATGCCGCTCCTGTCGCGGGCCCGGATGACGACGTGACGATCGACTCAGCCGGTGCCGCGGGGACCGCCTCGACCTTCGCCCGCTCCGGGCACGGTCACAAGGTCACGAGCACGGATGCTCCCTCTGGCGCGGACGTCACCGTTGACGCGGCTGCGACTCCTGCCGCTACGGGTGCCCTGGCCCGAGCTGCTCACGGGCACAAGGTCTCTACAGGCGCCGGACCTGGGGCCGACGTGACTGTCGATGCGGCCGGGGCGGCAGGGGCTACCGGAGCCGCCGCGCGAGTGGGGCACGGTCACAAAGTCGCGACCTATGCCGGTCTCGCCCTTCCTCTGGGCGTCAGCGCATCCGCAGGGACTTCCGGCCGCATAGCCCGCGGCGATCATGTCCACACCCTGGCGACGAACACCTATCGGGGCCCCGACTTCTCATGGCAAAACGGCTGGCAGTACAACTCCGGGTTCAAGGTCATCAAGGTCGGTGACCTTGTCTTCTTCTTCGGGTCCATCGGGTACGGTCCATCGGCGGCGACCGCGTTCACTCTGCCTGCGGCCCTCCGGCCCTATTCGGAGATCCACCTTCCGGCCGTCTGCTATCCCGGTGCGCAGGTCGCCCACGTCACCATCCTGACCACTGGCGAGGTCATCCCCTACGGTGCCGCCACAGACTCAGTGGATCTCTCGGGGATGGTTCTCTCGACCACCGTTTGACGCTCCGCGATAGGAGGCTCATCAACGTGACCCCCCGCCCGAAGCCACTCACCGAAGCGAACTCCGTAGGCAACGGCACACCCGCCACGGCGGACCTCGTGACCGTCCAGAACGGCCTCTTCGCTCGACTAGACGACTTCCGCCGCGAGATGCGGGAGACGCTCCGCGAAGGCCGCGAGGATCATCGCCTAGAACACGACGCACTCAAGGCTGACATCACGAGCTGGCGGGAGCACCAGACCCTCAACTGCGCCGCGCTCATGGCTCCCTACAGGCCCATCGCTCAGGCAATGGGCATCGTCGGCTGGGCGGGTCGCCATCCGAAAGCCTCTGCCGTGGTCGCCTCTCTGACCATCGCCCTCTCCGCCATCGTCGGTGGCCTACTGCTCCCCGGGAGGTAGCGATGAACGACCACGGCCTCGGCTGGCTACCCAGCCCGCTCGATCCCCGCGACTTCCCCATCGAGCAGCTCTACGCGCTGCGCGGCATCGAGAAGCCTCTCACTCTGGCGGCTTCATATCAGGTGCCCGACGTTCCCCCGGTGCTCGATCAGGGCACCGCCCCGCAGTGTGTCGCCTACAGCACGTCCGGTCTCAAAGCGCAGCAAGACCGGATAGACCAGGGCCAGTTCTTCGACTTCGACGAGCCGCGGTTCTTTGGCCAGATCGGTGGGACGGCCAACGGCGCGGTGCTCCGCGTCGCCTTCGACCAGATGCTTCACCTCGGCTACCCGGTCGTAGGCAGCGTCGACGGAGCGAAGGACCACAAGGTCGCCGCCTACTACGCGGTGCCGATCACGCCGGACGAGCTCCAGGCTGCGATCCTCGCCTTCGGGCCGGTCGTGGTCGGCATGGCGTGGTCCGTCGCGTTCGACAACCCGCCCTCGAGCGGCATCCTGCGAAAGCCGAGCGGCACCAACCGCGGCGGCCACGCGATCCTGGTCATCGGCTGGACGACCATCGCCGGGATCCTCTACTTCATCCTCCAGAACTCGTGGGGGACCGCCTGGGGCCTGGGCGGAAGGTGCTATCTTGCCGCCAGCTACGTCGGTCAGGTCGTGGGCGAAGCATGGAAGGCCGTCGACCAGATCGTTCCATCGGAGGCTGACATGAAGTTCCTCACCCCCTACCCGCGCCTCTTCGACGGCCCCGTCCCGGCAGGGACGGTCAAGACGATCCAAGTCGCCGGACTCGCTGGCATCCCGACGAACGCCACAGCGGTCGAGATCATCCTCCGCGTCGACAAGGCGCTGGAGACCGGCTGGGTCTACGCCGGTCCCGACCCGAGCCCGCTGATCTTCGGCAAGGACCCCAAGGTTGGCGGCGTCCCCTCGACCCTCGACTACAATGCCGGCCAGATCCAGAACCTCGCAGTCAGCGTGGCCCTCAAGGATGGCAAGCTGACCATCTGGTCCACCAAGGCCCTGCCGCGTCTCGTCATCGACGCGCCGGCCTACGCATAGGAGGCATCGAATGGCTGCTCTGATCGCCCGCGTCCACAACGCCTGGCTCACCCTGCCGGACTGGTTCCGGATCGGACTTCGCGGCGCTCTCGTCGGCGGTCTCCTGGCCGTGGGGGAGCTGACGTTCGTCGTTCCGTCCAGCTTGAGCGAGGCCAAGGCCCAGGCCCTCACCGCGGCGCAGGTCTTTGGCCTCGCGGCATGGAACGTCTTTAGGGTCGCGGTCCTGCCGCGCCTGATAACGTGGTTCCTCGGCAAGACGGATCTCGTCCGAGCCACCAAGCCGGCAGCGTGGTCGGCGGCCGTCTCCGACCGCTGGCTCAAGGCGGCTTGACGTGGGCGGCAAGCCGAGCAAGGGCACCAGCGCGGATCATCGGCTCAAGGCCAACCGCAGCAGGCCGGCCCCGAAGATCGCGTTCGGCGGCAAAAAGGCCCCGTCGTTCGGCAAGGGCAAGTCCTGAGAGGTAGGTTCGGGCTGGCGGCCCTGGCCCTCATATCGCTCGCCGCCATCGGGTCCTTCGCTCCATCGCCCGGCGCTGATCGAACGTCAGCCACCGGCACCCCGGCCGCTTCGTCGGTCGGGTCGGCGTCCATGCCGGGCGATACCCCTTCTCCCGCCCCGCTCGAGGCGTGGTCGTATCCGACCTTCGTCCTGCCGACCTACCGGCCGCCGACCGTACAGGACGCCAAGGACTACGCGCTCGAGCAGCTCGGCCCCGAGGAGTACGCCTGCCTCGATTGGATCGTCATGCACGAGTCGCGCTGGGATCCGCTCCGATGGAATGGCAAGGGGTCCGGGGCCTACGGGATCCCGCAGGCGAAGCCGGGCGACAAGATGGCCTCGATGGGCGACGACTGGTTGACCAACCCCGTCACCCAAGTTCAGTGGATGATCTGGTACACGAGCACGAAGTACGGGTCAGCCTGCGGGGCGATGCGGTTCTGGCTCTCACCCGGCCACGGCTGGTACTAACGCCCGCTTGACAGTAACCCCGCGAAGGGTTACGCTCTACCTGTCCGGTGGGGAACCGGGTAGACGAGGTGAACATGATGTACTCAGGCGACGAACTCTACGGCGACGAGGTGACCAGTCCAAGGGAAGACGGCAGCGACGTGATCCGGCCGCGCCCGGCCATCGACTACACCTCCCTCCCGGAGCACATGCAGGACGGCACCCGGCTCTATGTCGAGCGCGGGATCGAGCCCGGCGACTTCACCCTCGCCGTTCTCTGCGACTCACTGACCGGGTCCTTCGCCCATGCCGACCTCATCAACGCTCGGAACATGCGCGATTGGGCGACCTGGCTTTGGAACGACGCCCCGGCCGGCTGCTGGGGATCGCTCGACAAGGTCAAGGCGTGGATCGAAAAGGGCGGCCTCCAGGGCCGCGCTCGCTGACTCTCCACCCGAGCCGCCGATACCCCCTCTCGGCGGCTCCAATGGGTAGTCAACCCAAGACAGGAGACGACGGTGGACAAGTTGACCTACACGCAGCACTCAGTCGCATGGCCGACCCTGCGACTCGCCGAGTCCTACCATCGGGACGAGATCACCGTGAGCCTCGATGCCGAGGGTGGAGGGACCAATGGCGAGGTTCGCTGAACCTTCATGGAGTTCGACAACCACCACCGAGGCGTCCAGTTGACCGTCTTCGGCGATGGACTGCCCTGCCTGTTCGATGCACGAGTGCAAGCGGTCGTTGCCGCGTGGCGCGGCCTGCCTGTTCCCGACGCGATCACCCCCGCCGAGATGCTCGCCCTCCTGGACGCGGCCGGTGCCGTGCCGAGCGAGTACCACGCGCGACCCGGCCGATGATCCTCTCGGCCGCTATCTCGCTCGCGTGCTTCGCCGCCGCTGCGGTGCTTCTGCTCTACGTCTTCTCTGGCCTGGCCGGCGAGAAGCCACTGCTGGTCACTCGCCGGCACCTGCCGAATGTGCTGGAGGAACGATGACCTGCCAGTCGCGGATCCCGCCACTCCAGCTCCCCAAGGTCCAGCCGAACGCCAACGGCTACCCCTCCGCCGTGATCCAGCGATGCGGCCAGTCAGTCGGCGTGAGCTACTTCCTCGACGCCGCCGGCCAGCGCCGCGACTACTGCTCCCTACCGGATCACCATGAGGATGTGCTGGCTCAGGCCCTACATGACGACCGGCTCCGAAGCGGACTCCGCGAGTCGGCGAGTCGGCCCGAACTGCTGGAGCGCGCCCGTCACGATCTCGAGGAGGACGCTCGTGCCTGAGCCCCTTCCCTCCGAACTCATGGCCGCGGTCCTGGTCCGGGTTCGCGAGCACCCGCCGCTCAGTCGGGGCATGACCCTCGAGACGCTCCGCCGGCACGTCTTCTGCCCGCTGTGCCGGTGCCAGAAGTCCACCGCCGCCGACGCCCCGAACCGCGAGCAAGACTCGTGCGAGGATGCCCGTTGCGTCTGTCACACAGGCAAGCCATGAAGCCCCGCGAGCTACCGGCCCGGCTCCGCTACATCGCCTGGCGAGTAGCCGAGGCCCGCGGCGTCTCGGTCGAGGAAGTCATGCGCTGGCCTGCTCTAACCGTCATGGATTGGTGGGGGTCGATACGGTGACGATCCACGCTCGCGAGCCCGCGCCCATTCCGCCCGGGCTTCTCGCTCGGCTCCAGGCTGGTCGGCTCGAGCAGATGTGCGGTGTCTGCGGTCGATGGGAAGCGGCCGGCGACTTCTGTTCCTGGTGCTTCTCCCCCACCGGCCCGGCGACGTGGTACAAGAACGGCCTGACTGCCGAACGCCAGGCTCGGATGCCTCACACCCGTCCGGCCAACCCTGCCGGCGAGTACCTGAGCGAGCTCCACTGGCCGAAGGCATGGGGGCCCTTCCCGCGTCGCGCACCGCAGCGTCATACCCCCCATCTACGCGAGGAACCGACGTGATCGCCCAACTACTCCACTTGCTCTTTCGGAAGGCCCTACACCCGTCTGCGATGTACGCCGAGCGGGAGAAGTGGCGGCTACGTCTTGCGTCGATCGGTTACACCCCCGAGAACGCCGCGCAGCTCGAGGCCCACCGCTTCGCCAGCTTCCGGGCGCTCTCGGAGCAGCGAGACGATCCCGACGCCTACGCGGCCTACAATCGGCCCTGGTTCGAGATCATCTGGAGGAATAGCCGATGACCACCGACGCCCTCACCGCCGCGATCCGGCATCTCTTCGCCGTCATGTCCCGGACGCCCTACGTGCCGCGCGAGATCGTCGCGGCGGCCAGCGAGATCCGCGCCGCCCTAGACGTCACGAGCGGAGCCGATCTCGTCACCCTCCGCGAAGCCGCGAAGCTCTCCCAGGCCGCCGTCGCCCGAGCGATGGGCGTCACGCCGCAGTACCTCGGACGGGTCGAGCGCAAGCTCACCGTCACCCTATCCACGAAGACCGCCTACCTGGCAGCCATCAAGAAGTGCATCGAAGGAGATCCCGAATGACGGTCCCCGAGCTCACCCCCGAAACCGAAGACCAGATCCACGGCATCATCGAAAGCCACAAGGGCATGAGCGAACTCCAGCGCGCGCTCGTCGCCCGCGGGCTCGTGCCGACCGGAGGTACGTTCCTCGGCGGCGGCACCTGGGAGTTCCCATGCAAGCCCGAGCGCCACCTGGCCTGGTCCGAGGCGGCGTGCCTGGTCGCCTTCCTGGTCTTCGTGCTGGCCCTGATCTGGCTCTTGCACGGCTAACCCTTCCGGGGTTACACTCCGGCTCCACAGACGAAGGTGACCAATGACCCGCCGTATCGCCGGCCCCGCGCTGGCCCGCTCGAACGAGGAAGGGGAGCGGACCTACCGCCGGGCCGACTTCATCGGCCTGCCCGATGGAACCGCGCTCCCGATGCCGAAGCTCGATCGCTGCGCCGTCCTGTGGCTGACCGACAAGGGCTACCAGTTCCGGTGGCTCAACATCGTCGACGGGACCGACGTCTCCGACCAAGTCTGGACCCTCTTCTTGAACATCTGCGAGGTCGGCCGCTTCAAGCTGCCCTCGCCCGGCAACCCCCGCGGCCTCGCCCCGCGCATCATCGGCGAGCTGATCCTGCCCGAAGGAGTCACCGAATGAGCCCCTGCATCGCCTACACCGAACAGAAGCTCGGCGCCGCGAGTCTCGCGGTCGTAGACCAGGCTAACGCCATCTGCCGCGACTACCGCCGGCAGGGCTTCGACCTGACCCTCCGCCAGCTCTACTACCAGTTCGTCGCAACGGGCCTGATCCCAAACCGGGACACCGAATACAAACGCCTCGGCTCGATCATCAACGATGCCCGCATGGCGGGGCTGCTCGATTGGGACTACATCGTGGACCGGACGCGCAACGTGGCCGGCGGCGACGGCTGGATGACGGATCCAGCCGAAGTCATCGAGCCGGGCGTCTACTCGATGGCTCTCTGGCAAGGCCAACCGAACCGCGTCGAGGCGTGGGTCGAGAAGGATGCCCTGGTCGGGATCCTCGAGCGAGCGGCATCCGACCTCAGGCTTCCCTACTTCGCTTGCCGCGGCTATACCTCGCAATCTGAGGCGTGGCGCGCGGCCCAGCGCATCGAGGGCTATCTCGACGAGGACGGCGTCGACCGCGTGGTCATCCTGCATCTCGGCGACCACGACCCCAGCGGGATCGACATGACCCGCGACATCACCGATCGGCTCACGCTGTTCCTCGATGGGGACGGCTACGACTCGAGCCAACTGTGGATCCACCGCCTCGCCCTCAACATGGATCAGGTCGAGCAGTACGGCCCGCCACCGAACCCCGCCAAGATCACTGACTCTCGGGCCGGCCGATACATCGCTCGCTACGGGCGCGAGTCCTGGGAGCTGGACGCTCTCAACCCGACGATCCTAAGCGCCCTGGTCCGAGACAACGCCCTCGAGCTAGTCGACCTGGACCTCTGGCACGAACGGCAGGAGGAAGAGCGAGAAGGGCGGAAGGTTCTCACCGGCATCAAGACCCGCTACGTCGAGATCGCGAAGTACCTGGAGGATCACCCAGAATGAACCCCCGTCGCATCGCCCATGCGGATGTGGCCGATCGTTCGGAGGCCGGCCTGGATCGTGGGGTCTCCAGGTTGAGGCGGCGAACGGCAAGATGCGCCCCGCCAAGCTCACGACGTTTCCGCCTGACTACTAGTCGCCTTCCTGGTCTTCGTGCTGGCCCTGATCTGGCTCTTGCACGGCTAACCCTTCCGGGGTTACACTCCCGCGACAAAGAAGAAGGTGAACCGATGGTCCTACCCTCCGACTTCCACGTCTCCAAGTCTGCCCTCGGTCGAATGGACCGCTGCGGACAGAGCGCGTGGTACGCCATCCGAATGAAGCGCCCGACCGTGCCGAACGAGGCGATGGTCTTCGGTTCTGCCGTGGACAGGGGCGTCATGGTGGCGCTCAAGGCGCTCCGGGCGGGCATCTCCTACGCCGAGGTTCGTAACTCCGCCCACCAGGCGGCAGTCGAGGAAGTCCAGCGCCAAGCCGGCGCGGAGGTGGACATCGAGGAGGTCCGCACCGCCATCGACACCTTCCCCGAAGAGGTCCACGCGGACTTCGCTCTCTGCGCTTTGCAGGAGTTCCTACACACCCCGATAGCGGGACTCGGTGAGTGTCAGGGGTATCTCGACATCCGGCTTGCCAGCCATGAGATATGGGACACGAAGACCGGCACCAAGGGCAAGCCCGCCAACGGAGCTCAGTCGGTCGAGCTCGGGTTCTACGTCATCCTCTACGAAGCGGCCACCGGCAAGAAGGTTCCCCGGGTCGGCTACTGGACGCGGGTTCGGAGCAAGACGCCCCACTGGCAGGAGGTGGCGTTCGACGTCACTGACGAGTTCCGCCGCTGGGCCTACGAATGTGCCGCGGCCTACGTTCGGGCCGTCCAGGCTGACGAGGTACTGAACCGCTCCCGGGTCGAGAAAGGCGAGACGCCCATCAACTACAGCTTCCCCACGGGTCCGAAGTGGAGTTCGCTTTGCTCGGGCTGCGAATACAACCCAGCCAACGGCGGTGTCTGCCGCATGGCGATAGCGACAGGAGACGAAGGTGACTGATCCGATCGAAGGCGAAGTCCGTGAAGTAGGGCTCTCGGTTCTCCAATCGTTCGGCGGGGCTCTCTCTCTGGCAACGATGAGCGAGGCCGAGTTCGATACGCGCGTCAAGCTGCTCCGGCTGGCCGGCGACCGGATGCTCAAGATCCAGAAGGACGTCATGCGGGAAGGCGTCGACTACGGCAACGTGCCCGGGGTCGACAAACCCTCTCTCGCGCAGCCCGGAGCGGAAACGCTCTGCAACCTCTTCGGTCTCGTGCCGGAGATCATCGTCACCCTGACCCGCGGCGACGGCGTGACGACTCCCCACCTCTACTACGAAGCCCGCTGCCTGATCCATGCCGGCTCGGTCGAAGGCCCCACGGTCGGGACCGGAGTTGGCGTCTGCCATTCCTGGGAGACGAAGTACCGCTACCGCAAGGCCGAGCGCGTCTGCCCGGTCTGTGGGCTCTCCGCCATCATCAAGGGCAAGGCCGAGTACGGCGGCGGCTGGCTCTGCTGGAAGAAGAAGGGCGGCTGTGACGCCAAGTTCGAGGACGACGAGCGGACGATCACCGAGCAGGTGGTCGGGATGGTCGAGAACCCGGACCCCGAAGACATCGCCAACACCCTGGTCAAGATGGCCGCGAAGCGAGCCCACGTCGATGCGACGAAGCGCACGACCGGCGCCTCCGCGATCTTCACCCAGGATCTCGAGGAACAAGGCGCGCTCGTGGAGCCGAAGCCCGCGCCGGAAGGCGTCACCGTGACGGCCGCTCCGGTAGTCTCCGGCGCCGATGCGGCGTCGCTATCGGTCAGCCCCGGTCCGGTATCAGGACCGGTCGAGGCCGACGATCCATCGGTCCCCATGACGATCACGGAGCTCCAGAAGCGCGCCGCCGCCGTGACCATCAGGATCTCGGACCTCAACGCCAAGAGCCGAGAGCTGTTCGGCAAGAATATCAACCTCCTGACGAACGACCAGCGGCAGAAGGTCGCCGAGGAAGTAGGCATCGCATGACTGAACCCACGACGCCCTCGACTGAGGCAGGGCACGAGCTTCTCAAAGAGCTGGCGGAGCACACGGTCTACGCCACCGCGGCGCTCCCAGCCATCCTCGCCATCGAAGCCCAGGCCCGCAAGCCGCTGGAGCTTCGGTTCCGCCGCGCTCTGTGGCTTTCTCATGGGCACCACGGGTACGGCGATGACGGCGAGATGCAATGCGTTGAGTGCGCGCCGTTCGGTGTGTCCGACTACCTCCGTGATCCGCTCGACTCCGTTGAGGCTGCGTATGCCTTCGCAAAGCTGACGGGCAAGCCGCTGGAGCTGGAGAATGAGCGACTACATCTTCGGATCGCTGAACGGATCGCGGAACTGTCTCCGGCCGACGGAACCCATATCTACCTCAGAGGAGGCATCCACGCGGACGCCCGCTGCTGCGGTGCCTGTGGCCGGCTGCATGAACTCCGCGCCCTACAGGAGCCGACCGATGGAACGTAAGGGCGACTGGATGCAGACCTTCATGGGTGCTCGTTTCTACCCATGCGACCCGCGAGCGGAGGACGTAGACCCGCTCGACATCGCCCACGCACTTTCCCTGCTCTGCCGGTACGGCGGGCACGTTGACCGCTTCTACAGTGTGGCGGAGCACTGTGTCCTCATGTCCCAGGCGGTCGCGCCCGAGAACGCGCTGGCGGCGCTCCTGCATGATGCGACCGAAGCCTACGTGGTCGATGTGCCGCGCCCGCTCAAACACGCGTTGCCCGAGTACCAACTCATCGAGGCGCATGTCTGGCTTGCTATCGCCGACCGTTTCAATCTCGACTATCGCCTGCCTGAGGAGGTCGACCTCGCCGATAGCCGCATCCTCTTGACCGAGAGGATCGCCCTGATGTCCAGAACGCGATACCCCTGGTTCCAAGATGGGCAGTTCGATCCGCTGCCGGTGGCTATCTCGGGCTGGATGCCTACAGAGGCCGAGGAGCGATACCTAAACCGCCTCCACGAAATAGGAGCGTTCGATGCCTGACCCTACCCTCCTCGATGATCTGAGACGGCTGGCGCGTCTCCAAGGGGATGTTCACGCTGCCAGGTTTCGTGATGGCGGGGCAAGCATCGCCTCCCGCGCTCTCGCCGCCCTAGATGCAGCCGAGGCGAGCGTGGCGACGCTGTACGAGGAGGACTGCTGGGCCAAAGGGTGCGACCACCACGGGCCGCTGGTAGCTGCGCTGGCAACGCAAACCGCAGCCGACGAATACAAGCAGCGGGTAGCCGCAGCGGCCGTCGAGGGAGAGCGGGAGAGACTGCGAGCCGGGCTGGTCGTGATCCCGACCTGCTGCGTCAAGGGCCACATCGTGCGCGATGAGGTTTCGGTCCTCATCGACCCCAGTCCCTCATTCCCCGACGACGAGGCCATCCGCCATGTCGCGCAGGCTGCCGCTAGGGACGTGGCTGCATGGCCTGAGTGGAAACAGCATCCGACACAGGTCCCTCGAAGCCAGCGTCCCACCGCCCTACTCGACTCCCACCCCTCCAAGGAGACGCCGGAACCCACCTCCGACCTCGGGGACGACCTACCTATCGCAGAGTCAGGGGAGTAGACGTTGACCGCCGAGCGTCTCGTCATGGCCGGCACCTCCCGAGTGCCGCGCAAGAAGCAGACACCCGCCGAATGCCGGGTCGTCTATGCGGACGTGACGGCGCGGGATCTGGCCGCCGCGCCTGATCGGAACGGCTGTCGAGCTCTCGACATAGACCCGGAGGCTGGCCCATGCTCAGGCAAGGTCCGACTCGAGCCCAAGACCGAACGGCACCACGCCGGTATCACGATCGGGGCGAAGCGGGTCACTCGGGCGGACCGACTTGTCTGTCTCTGCGACGGCCACCATGACCGCTGGGCACCGTCTCGCAACCGGCTCATCATGGACTGGCTTGCGAAGCTGTACGCCGGTCGCTAGGCTCTGCGATCTACCCGAAGACGAGGTGATGAAGGTGAAGATCCCCGCCCGACCTTGGGACTCAGAAGATCTCGACCGTCTCAATCTCATGCACCAGCCCCTCGGCTCCCGGTGCGCCATCGACCGCGAAGTGCTCCCATGCGCGACCCGGCGCTGGCTCGACACGCTGGACGTGTTCTGCGAAGCCCCACCGCAGCGTCAGGGTGCCCTAGAAGCCACGCAGATCGCGTGGGAGCACCAAGGCGCCGCCGAGGCCCTGCTACACGCTGAGGGGCGTCTGGAGATGGCCGGGCTGGACCGCTTCGCCCGTCAGGTCAGGAGCATCCGCGAAGCCCTCCCCAATGGATGAGCCGCCGCCCCACGGCATCGAAGGTCCGCCGCCACACAACCTTGACGCCGAGCGCGCCCTGCTCGGTGGGATCCTGGTCGACGGGTCGGCGCTCGAGGAGGTCGCGTTCCTCCGGCCCGAGTCGTTCTATCGCCAGGCGCACGGCGCGATCTTCGCCGCCATGCGGGCCGTGGCGTCTCGAGGATCCCCGCCGGACGTGGTCTTGGTCGCCGACGAACTCGAGCGGTCGGGCGATCTCGAGCCCTTCGGCCTGGGCTATCTCGCGCGCCTGGGGAACGACTGCCGTACCTCGGTCTTCACGGAGCAGTACGGGCGCATCGTCGAGCGGACGGCCACCTACCGGCGCCTGATCGCCGCCGCCGGCCGGATCGCCGCCATCGCCTACGAAGACGACTCCGCGGACGTCCGGGAACGGTGCGAGGCCGAGCTACGATCCGTCTGGGAACGGCCATGACCGACGATCTCGGTGAGTTCGGCAAGGCAGGCTTTCGGGCCTACTCGCTCAAGGGCGACGGCTGGACGATCGTTCTCAGCCGTGTCAACAAGATTGACCTCAAGCCAGAAGGTCTCTTCACGGTCTTCGCTCTCGATGCGCCGGGCGGGTTCAAGGATCTCGGCGGCCTGCTCTTCTCGCGCCACTGTGGACTCTTCGGCGGGACCAATCTCAAAGGCGTGGCCGCGGACTGTGTCGCTCGCCTCGGGAGGGATGACGTCCAGGTCTGGGGCCGCCGACTCGACTACTTGGCCCAGCGCGTAGTCCTTGACGGCGCGACCGGGACCGAACGAGACTTCACCGGCCTGCCCGCGAAACCCACCGCGCCCGCCTTCGTCTTCGAGAAACGGGTCCGCGTCGGCCGGACGATCTCGCTCTTCGGCCCGGGATCCGCTGGCAAGACGACGATCGCCGATGCCTTGCTCGTCTCGGCCTTGACGGGGGTCGAGATCATCCCGACCTGGCGCCCGCTCCGACCATTCAGGGTCGGGCTCCTCGATTGGGACGAAGGGGACGAAGAGACGGAGGTCCGGCTTCACGCTATCTGTACCGCCGCCGGCCTCTCCCTCGGAGATTGGGGCTACCACTACAAGCACCTCACCCGGCCCCTGGCCGACTCCGCCGACGAGGTCGGGCGCTGGATCCTCCAGTGGGAGATCGAGTTGCTCTGCGTCTCGCCGGTCAACCGCGCGCTGCGCTCCTCGAGCGGCGATCTGGCCGGCCCCGTATACGAGCTCTACGAAGTGCTCAGCGAGTTCGGTACGACCAACCTCCTGATCGACCACGTCACCGGCCAGAACATCGGGAACAAGCTGGCGAGCCGGGAATATGGCTCAGCCGCCAAGCAGTTCAATGCCCGTGGCTCTTACTCGGTGTACGAACAGAGCGCCGAGCCAGGTAAGCGCGTCGTGGTCATCCGGAACCCGAAGCCGCCGGCCCTCTCGCCGGCCCGCCCTCCGCAGGCTGTCCGGATCGAGTTCGAGCCGCCCTGGCCGGACGAGGCCGAAGCCTACGATCGGATCACCTTCTCGCCCGACGTCGTGGTCGAAGACAAGCCGGCCGTGACGCTTCGCGAGAACCAGGCCGAGAAGCTGGTCCGGATCCTCTCTGAGCAAGGCCCCATGTCCGCCACCGAGCTCGCGACCATCGGCGGGTTCGACGTCAAGCGGATACGCAAGATCGCCGACAAAGCCCGGGCCGCGAAGATCGCCACCGTCCGATACAACTCAGACGGCCTCTATTCCATCGAGGAGGATGACGGTGCACTTGGTCTCTGATCGTCTGGCGCTAGGGCTGTCCCTGTCCCCCCTCCCCTTAAGGGGGACATGGGGACACCCCCTGTCCCCGGTGTCCCTGTCCCCTGTCCCCGCCTGGGGACACCCCCAATGACCGCCTACTCCGACCCCTGGCTCGCCATCCTCGAAGGTGACGCCCTCGAACAGCTCCGCACCGATGAACCATGAACACCCACGCCTCCTTCTTCTCCGGTGCGGGCGGAATGGACATCGGCCTCGAACGCGCCGGTTGGCGCACCGTCAGCTTCTCGGAGATTGAGCCCTATGCCTGCGCGATCCTCGAAACCCGATGGCCCGGAGTCCCCAACCTCGGTGACATCACTAGGCTTTCAGGCCAACCGAGACGGGGCGACAACGCCATACAGTCCGACATTGAGAGGGACGGGGCACACCAACCGTACGGCGGTGCTGATCTTTGGACCGCCGGCTTCCCGTGCCAGGACCTCAGCGTCGCCGGAAAGCGAGCCGGGTTCGCCGGAGAGCGAAGCGTCCTCGCCTTCGCGTTCCTCGCCCTTGTGGAGCGATACCGACCTCCCGCCGTGCTCCTCGAAAACGTCCCGGGACTCCTGTCCAGTCATCGCGGGCGAGACATGGCGGCGCTCGTCGGTCGATTGGGGGACCTCGGGTATGGGTGGGCGTTTCGGGTTCTCGACGCTCAGTTCTTCGGAGTGCCCCAGCGCCGACGACGAGTCTTCATCCTTGGTTTGCGAAGCGATCCAGACGACGCTGACGGACATCTTGCTTCCGAGCGCGCCGCCGCGGTTCTCTCTGTCGGCTCGCGCTGCCGTCGGCATCCTGCGGCGGGCATCGAAGCGGGGCCGGAGCCTGCCGAGCGAGCTGCAAGAAGCGTTACTGGCTCTAGCGGCAAGCGGCACGATCCCGACACGGACACCTACATCAACGCCCTCGACCAGCGGCGCGGCGGGGCAGACGACAACGAAGCGCAGGTGGGGCACCTCGTCGCCGCAACCCTCACCGCTCCTGACACCCGACGCCGGATTGAGAACGGACGCCGACAGGACGGCAGTCGAACCGACCGCATCCCCATCGTCGCGCACAGTGTCCGACCCCGAAGCGGGATGCCCCAAGGATGGAACGCCAACCTCGTCAGTACGTCGGCTGACTCCGACGGAGGCCGAGCGACTCCAGGGATGGCCGGACGGGTGGACCTCGATCCCGAAGGTATCGACTCGGCGCGGTACCGGGTGATCGGCAACGGCGTAGCGGCTCCGGTGGCGGAATGGATCGGGCGGCGGCTGTTGGACATGGATGTAGCGGCCCCGGATGGATCGCTGTGGGATGAGGTTGCGCCGTGACCGTCGCATCGGAGACAATCACGGCAGGCCGGTCACGGAACCCTGGCTCCCTCGCTCGATCGCTCGAGGAAGGCGCGGCTTCACCTCCGCGGGGTTCGTCACCTGTTCCTGATCGGGCCGGCCGCACCCCCCTACGGTCCGCTCATTCTCAGCGAGACGACGGTGCCCGGATATTCAGCCGCGAATGGCGGGCCCTCGGCGACGCCGCTCCGAAGCCCAAGCACAAGTCAGGCCCGAAGCATCCCGCACCGCCTCACCGTCGCCTCAAGCCGCACGTCCCCGAGGCGATCCACTTCTCGCGGAAGGGCGAGACGCGCTCGATGCTGGACTGCTCCTGCGGCCACTTCCTCGAGACGGTCAACATCGACCGCCGGGCCGGGCACGCCGAACTCGCCGACCTCTTCTCCGCTCACCGACTCCAGGCTCTTCGGCTAGCGGAGACGCCAGCATGAGACCCGAGGAATACGAGTCCTGCACCCTACGGTCTGGTGCCACGGCCAGCATGACGCGCGAGCAGTGCCGAGCCGCTCGCATCTGCTGGTGGTGCGGCACCGCCCTGACGGGCCGCCAGGTCTACTGGTGCGGGTCGGGAGAGCATCGCCCTTGCGAGCGCGAGTGGAGACAACTCCACGATTGGACGAGCGCCCGCGCCGCCGCGATGGCCCGCGCGGAATACCGCTGCCAGCGATGCGGCGCCCACGCGCACGAAGTCAACCATCGCGCTCCGCTCGTTGGCCGGGGCTATCACAGCGGATGCGTCCACCACCCCGACAATCTCGAAGCGCTCTGCCACGACTGCCACACCGCCGAGACGGTCCGGCAGCTATACGAGCGGAAGCAGGCGAGGGTCGACGCCGGGGTCGACTACCACGGTCGAAAGGCTCGCAAGCGCCTCGGGCTGTCGCCGCTCCCGTCCACGCCTACGCCTGGGTTCAGACGGGATGCTGAGCAGATGCCTCTCGAATGGGAAGCAACGGAGACGCCTATGCTCGACTGACCAATGAGAGCCCCATCCCAGGAGGAAACCGTGCCACTCAAACTCCCAGCAGACATCGTGATCCAAGCGACGTGCGGACCCGTTACCGGGCAACCGCGATCCACCGCCGCGGGCATGACCGGCCGGCTCAAGTTCGAGGTCGACATCGACGCGGCCTCGGAGCTCCTGCCCCTGATCGGGCAAGAGTCCTTCGAGCTGACTTTCTCCGGCGCCGCTCTCGGCGACGGGTTCAGCATCGTCGACCTCGATAGCCGTCCCGACGCGGACGGGAACACCCGCCACTTTCTGCGGCTCGTGGTCCCCGAGACCACGGCGCCCGCTCTCGGCCTGCTCTTCTCGCGGTCCCTGATCGGGACGAAGGGCAAGCTCGTGCTCTCCCGGAACCAGGCGACCATGTCGGACCAGATCACTACCGCCAAGGCAGACGACGGCGCGACTCCCGACACAATGCCGCCCGCTGGACGGCACTTCACGGGGTCTTCGACGGCGACCGAGGCCGAGGACGATCTGCTCCCGGCGTAGACTCCAGCGGGACCGGCTGGACCCCCTCCCGGTCGGTCCCGCAACCCAGACGAGGTGACGACGATGTGGCCCACCGAACCGACGCCCGATCTGCACTTCCGCGTCTCGGGCAATCCCACGAGCCAGGGAAGCAAGCGAGGCTTCGTCAACCCGAAGACGCAGCGCGTCGTGGTGGTGGAGCAGATGGGAGCCGAACTCAAAACGTGGCGGCAGGATGTGATCGCCGCCGCGCGAGCTGCCCGCGATAGCGCCGAGCCCCTGGACGTGGCGCTCAGCCTCAAAGTCGTCTTCTACCTGCGGCGTCCCCAAGCGCACTACGGCGCGCACGGCGTCAAGGTCAACGCGCCGCGCTACTCCAAGACGGCTCCCGATCTCGACAAGCTGCTCCGTGCCCTACTGGACGCAATCACGATCTCGGGTCTCTGGCAGGATGACAGCCGAGTCGCCAAGATCGCGGCGGCTAAGGCATACAGCGACGAGCCCGGCGCTGAGGTTTGGGTCGCGCCCATCCCGGGGGTAGACTGACGCCGTGAAAACCCCGCTCGACTTCCTCAGATGGCTCTTCGCCCACTTCCGACGCTCGCGCGCCCCTGAGCCGACTCTGACGCTGTCTCAGGCCCTCGCCGAGCCTCATCCCCAGCCCCACGGACGCGCCCGGTTCAACGGCCCGCCGCGGTTCTTTCGCCGCCACGTCCTTGATGCCGCGAAGCCCACTCGCCGCGGTCGGAAGTGCCGGGCGCGCATCATCCAACTGGCCGCGCGCAAAGGTCTCGGATGAGACGCCGAGCCGATCCTGAGTGGGTAGTCTGGACCGTCATTCTGGCCGGTATCCTGTACGCCATCATCGTCCTGCCTGTCGTCGCGAGGCTCTGAATGATCGTTACCGGGCGGGTGATCTTCCCTGAGCGAGACGAGGACGTCCAGCCGGAGATCGACGATCTCGACTCCCGCCTTGAGGATGCCGTCTGGGCCGGCCGGCTTCGCCTGCCGTTCACCTGGCAGCGATGGCTCAACTGGTTCGTCTGCCGGCGCTGGTTGCTCCCCCGGGACGTGAGGAAGCGATGAGAACCCTCCGCAAGACTCACGTCTGTACGGTCTGCGGCGCCGCGTTCGAGATCCCCCGGTGGCTCGAGGCCCACTGGTACGCCCTCGGTCACAGTCCCGAACACGTCCAGGCCGCCGCTCTCACGCGGGCTCGCGAAGGGTCGACCGACAATCGGTTCCCGGAGAGGACATGAAGGTCTGTGCCGTCTGCGGCGCTGAGGTCGTTCAGAACCGAACCTCCCGCTGGGTTCATATCCAAGAGATCCCCGAAGGCATCGACCCCGAGCACGTCGCCGATCCGATCGACCGCGCCGACTACGAAGCCAAGGTGACGGCCCGCCAGAACCTCACGGACGCCCTTCTGACGCTACTCCGGCACCATGACGTCCTATGTCCGGACCCGGCTTGCGAGTGGCGGAAGGTCGCCCGGCGGGCCCTCGGTATGCCCGTTTGAGCTTGACATAACCCGCAGAAGGGTTATACTTAGGACGTACTCGCCCCTCTAGTGAAGGAGCCCCCGATGATCCCTCGCCCCTCCGTCAATGGTCGCCGCGAGGCGCTTTACGTCCTCCGCGATGCCACCGATCCCGGTGAGCGCGCCATGATCGCCGAGCGGGCGCTGGCCGACTACCAGCTCGACTCGGTGGCGCGACAGACGATCCGACACGAGCGCGCCGTGGCCCTTGTGGCCTGGCGCAAGGCTTGGGCTGGAGCCCGGATGACGGGAGTCCCGGGTCGAGATGTTCGACTCGTTCATGGCCGGGCCCGCGACCGTGACCACGCTGGCTGAGATGCCAGCCTACGATCCCAAGCCGGTCGAGCTGGAGCACGCGCTCCTGGCCGCCGTCGGTGGGCTGGAGCGAGCCGCCAAGCTACTCGACTCCGGCACCGCCAACTCATCCCTCGAGACCGGCGCCGCCCGGGTCTCCGCCCTCGCGGCTCGGATCTCCAAAGTGGCAGCCCGGCGCCGTGCCGAGCAGATTGCGATGACTGCATGACGAAGGTCTACAAGTGCCGCGGCTGCGGCGAGCTCGACACGATCGTCGAGATCACTCTCTGCACCGAGATCCAGGAAGTCTCGCCGGATGGAGACGGCGGCTTCACCTACGGCCCCGTCGTCACGTTCCACGAAGAGCCGATCATCGTCGGCTATGGGTGCAACGGGGCGATAGGCTGCCCGAACTGGCAGGGCAACTATCCCGGGCGCGACGATGACAGTCGCCCACGGCTCGACGGACCCGCACTCGATGAGGTCGCCGACGTCGCCGAGGACGATCGGATCGACCCTCTCGCAAAGCTGGCTCGATGCCGATGCCGGCCCTCCCACTCCGACCCGACCGACTGCCCGGAGTACGGCGGTTCGGACGGCCGCAACCTGGCCGCCCTCATAACCGCCGATGCACTCGGCGACGAGATCCACCGTGGCTGACGCGACCCGTATCCGCTGGGCCGGCTCGACATGGAACCCGATGTCGGGCTGCATCGAAGTCTCGCCCGGCTGCGCCCACTGCTACGCCAAGACCTTCGCCGAACGGCAGCGCGGCTCTCCCGCCTTCCCGGTCGGCTTCGATCCCGTGTTCAAGCCGTGGAAGCTCAAGGATCCGATCCGGTGGAAGGAAGGCCGGCGGGTCTTCGTCGACTCGATGAGCGACCTGTTCTTTGAGGGCTTCACCGAAAGCCAGATCGACGACGTGTTCGAGGTCATGGAACGCGCCGACCAGCACGACTACATCGTCCTCACGAAGCGCCCGGAACGGATGCGCGACTACATCCGTGGTCGGCTCCGGGGCTGGGGCCTTGACCGCGTCCCGCCGCACATCTGGCTCGGCACCACGATCGAGAACGACCGCTTCACCTACCGCGCCGATGTGCTCCGCGAGATCCCGGTCGACGTCCGCGTCATCTCCGCCGAGCCACTGCTCACGCCGCTCGTGCATCGGTGCCCGGACTGCCAGGGAGATGGTTACACGGTCGGCTCCGAAAGCTACTCAGAAGCGCGCCATGCTCCCGATTGCGTCGGCTACTGCCGCAACTGCCCCATCGAAGTTCAAGCCGAACGAGAAGTCCAGATAGGGTGCGAGGCCTGCAACGGCACCGGCTGGACGGGGCTCAACCTTGCCGGCATCGGCTGGCTGATCGTCGGTGGCGAGTCGGGCCCCGGCTATCGTCCGATGGATCATGCCTGGGCCCGTGACCTTCGGGATCGCGCACTCTCGGCCGGTGTACCCTTCTTCTTCAAGCAATCCGCGGCTCCGCGGACGGAGATAGGTGTCGAACTCGATGGCGAACGCTGGGAGCAGTACCCCGAAACGCGCCGGGAAGATCGCGGCGTCGACGGGCAAGGCTCAGCACGTCGACCTGCATCGCAAGATCCTGCTCCGGCGGGACCTCCTGGCCTCGGCCTCTGAGGGAGCGTTCTACGTCCCCTTCATCGGCGACGGTGACATAGCCGTCGAGCTCTACTCAGGCAGAACGATCTACGGCGCGGACCTGGACCCGGAACGAGTCGCGACTGCCGCGAAGCGTCTTCCCGGATCCACGGTCCGCGTCTTCGACTGCGACGCCTGGCCCTTCCCTGACGTCGAAGAGCCCTTCGCCCTGGCCGATCTCGACAGCTACTCGAACCCGTACAAAGCCCTGGTGAGCTTCTGGCAGAACGCCAAGCTCGCCGACCGAGTCGTGATCTTCGGCACGGACGGGATGCTGAACGCCAACCGCGACAGCCGGACGCGCATCCTGGTTCCGCTCCCCCGTTCTGGAGTCAAGGAAGGCACCCTCAGCCAGCGACGGCACCAACGCTCTACGTGGTGGGTCGAGACGGTGCTCCCCTTCCTCGAAAAGACCCTGGCTTCATATCGGATCAGCCAGCAGATGCACTATCTCCGATACGACATGCTCTATTGGGGCGTCGTGGTCGAACGCACCGCCTCCGCGCCCGACCTCGGCCCTCCGCCCGAGGTCGCCACTGACGAACGATCCCAGGTCGAGAAGGCTCTCTACGATGCAGCTCGCTCCGGCAACATCCCGGCTATCGCCCTCTGGCTCGAGCGGCACCCGGCTCCTCTTCCGCCTCATCCCCCAGGCCACCCTACCAAACGAACACCCGAAGCTCGCGAGATCATCCTCCTGGCTCTCAAAGGCGGAAACACCCGAACGCACTCCGCCCAGGCAGCGGGTATCTCTCTCGACACCCTCGCCAAGTGGGAGACGGACGATCCGGAGTTCGGAGGGGCAGTCCAAAAAGCCCAGGCCGAGGCCGTGCTCTCGATGCTTGAACACGTCCGGGCCGCCGCGCCGAAGTCGTGGCAGGCCGCCGCCTGGTTCCTCGAGCGCCGGTACTACCAGGACTACGGTCGGCATGACATCTACCGCGAGGCTGACCCCGGCTCGCTCACTGACGTCGACGCCTTCCTCCGTCTCCCCGCGGCCACGCCGGCCGAACCCGAGACGGACGACCACTGACCATGCTCGGCATACAGCCTCCGTCTCAGTGGCCCCAAGGCGCTCCCCGGGCCGCCTACGCCGCGTCCCTCCGGCGGCTGAACATCTACGACGGCTCGGTGTCGAGTGCCAAGACGATCACGTCGATCCTGCGCTGGTTCCGCTGGCTCCGCGAGGAGGCGCCGCCCGGTCCGTTGATGCTCGCCGGCAGAACCGAGTCGACGATCTACCGAAACGTGATCGTGCCGATACAGGAGATGGTCGGCGTCAAACACTGTCACCGGATCCCGGCCGGCGGCGCGTCGACCGAGTACCTGATCCTCGGGCGGCGTCACTTCCTGATCGGCGCCAGCGACGTCAAGGCGGAGGGGAAGATCCGCGGCGCCACTCTGGCGGGCTGCTACGGCGACGAGGTCGTGCTCTGGCCGGAGTCGTTTTTCAAGATGATGACCACGCGCCTCCGGGTCGAGGGCGCCGTCTTCCTGGGAACGACCAACCCGGACACGCCCGCCCACTGGCTCAACCGAGACTTCCTGCTCCGTGCCGACGAGCTCGGGCTCGAGCGCCGGCACTTCGTTCTCTCGGACAACCCCTGGCTGCCGGACGGCTACGTCGACAGCCTCTCCCGCGAGCTCACGGGGCTCTGGCACCGCCGCTTCATCGACGGCGAATGGGTAGTCGCCGAAGGGGCTGTCTATGACACGCTCGGCGATGACCTTCTCCGCTCCGAGCTCCCCCAGGACGATGCTCTCCACCGCCTGCCCGGGCTCGAGTGGACGGTAGCGTGCGTCGACTACGGCACGACCAACCCGACTGTCTTCATCGCTCTCTCGATGGGCCGGGACCAGAAGCTCTACGCCCACCACGAATGGCGCCACGACTCCCGCAAGGTCGGGCGCCAGCTGACGATCCCGGAGCAAACGGCAGAGTTCCGGAAGTGGTGCGCGACACTGCCTCAGCAGCCCGAGTACGTCTACGTCGACCCGTCCGCGAACGCTCTGATCCTCCAGCTCCACCGCGACGGCGTCCCCGGCGTCCGCCTGGCTGACAACGCCGTCCTCGAGGGTCTCCAGGACGTCGCCTCGCTCTTCGCGAATAAGCTGCTCCTGATCCACTCGCCGACGATGGCCCAGGCATGGATCGAACTCACGTCCTACGCCTGGGATCCCGAGGCGACGGCGAAGGGCCAGGACGCGCCCATCAAGGTCGACGATCACGCCCCGGACGCCCTGCGCTACGGCATCCGCGGCACTCGCTCGAGGTGGCGTGACCTACTGAACCCGGTCGAGATGGCCGCGTGACCGAGTATCATTCGCCCAAAGCAGGAGGCCAACATGCCGCTCCCTTCCGGTGACCAGCCCTGGCCGCCACTCGCCGTCGCGAAGACCTACGAGAAGTTCATCGAATGGGCGGCCTGGTACAGCGGCGACCCGGAGCAACTCAAGAGCGTCTATGCCACAGCGGAGTCTCGACCAGGCTCTCCCTCCCCGTGGTATCGGTTCTGGAACCGGCTCGGCAAGGTCTCCCCGACAGGCCAGCAGGCGGCACCGCTGCACGTTCCCTTCGCCTCCGATCTCTCGGCCTACGGCGCGTCCCTGCTCTTCGGTGAGCCGCCGCAGTGTCGTATCCAAGAGGCGCACGAGGCGACCGAACCCCCCGAGGGTGACACTGAACCCGTCAAGCCCGCTCCCGCGAACACCGCCGCCGGCAAGTGCGAGGATCGGCTGCGCGAGCTGATCGAAGAGGGCGGCATGGTCAACCGCCTGATCGAAGCGGCCGAGTCCGCGTCTCCGTTCGGCGGCGTCTATCTGTACCCCGCCTGGGACAAGACTCTGCGGCCCTGGCCGATCCTCGCCATCGCTCAGGCGGACAACGCCATCCCGGTCTTCCGATGGGGCATCCTGGCCTCGGTCTTATTCCATCGGATCCTCGAGACGACGAAGGACAAGAAGGTCTGGCGTCACCTCGAGCTTCACGAGCCCGGGCAGATCACGCACGGCCTCTACGAAGGCACGGCCGCTCGACTCGGCGAGGCGCGCAACCTCTCCGTCCGGACCGAGACTGCCGGCCTGACGCCGACCGTCACGCTTCCCTTCGACGAACTCGACGTCGAATACGTCCCCAACTCCCGCCCGAACCGACTGGATCGGGCCTCCGATCTCGGCGGGTCCGACTACCAGGGCAGCGAGGGGTTCCTCGATGCGCTCGACGAAACCTACGCCAGTTGGATGCGCGACATTCGGCTCGCCAAGGCGCGGATCGTCGTGCCGCGCGACTTCCTCGGCAAAGAGGGCAAGTTCCACGTCGATGACGAGGTCTACACCCCGGTCGACATGGACCCGCAGAGCGCCCAGAAGAACGGGATGCTCGCTCACCAGTTCGCTATCCGTTTCGAGGAGCACCAGGCCACCATCGATGGCCTGATCCTCCGGATGGTCGGGAACGCCGGCTATTCGCCTCAGACCTTCGGGTTGATGATGCGCGACGGCGGAACGGCAGAGGCAGCCAAGGCGCTCCGGATCCGCGAGAACCGAACGCAGCTCACCCTTCGGCGCAAGGGCAACTGGTGGGGCCCGGCCATCGCACGGGTCCAGCGCCACATACTCCTGATCGACAAGGAAGTCTTCGAGACCCCGATCGAGGTCTTCACCCCCACGGTCACGATGGCGGACTCCATCATGGTCGACATCTCTGAGACGGCCGCGACGGTCGGCGCGATCCGATCCGCTGAGGCAGGCTCGGACGAGACGCTGGTGGCGATGCTGCATCCCGACTGGTCCGAGGATGAGGTCCAGGCCGAAGTCGCCCGGATCGCGGACGAGCGGAAGTCCAGCGCACCCAGCCCGTTCGAGGTCGGCTCAGGCTTTGGTGCTTCGCCAGACGCGCCCGAAGCCAGCCCGACGCCGTCCGACGCCGGCAAGCTGCCCGAGACCCCCGAACCGATGACGCCCGTTCGACCGAACGCCCCGAAGGCGTAGCCCATGCCCGGGCCGCTGACGGCCGCGGACATCGCCCGGCTCGTTGACATCTACGCCAGCGCCGAGACCGAACTCCTCGAGCGTATCGCCAAACGACTCGCCAAGGGGATCACGTTCGAGGGATGGACAGAACGCAAGTACGCCGAGACGCTCGCCATGCGCCGCGAGCTCGAGCAGTCTCTCGCCAGGGCGACGGCGATGGGGCCCCAGGCCATCGACTCAGTCCTGACCGACTCGTGGCGACAAGGGAGGTCTGACGCTGCCATGCAGGTCGCCAATCAGGGAGTGACGGGGCAACTGGCCCGGACAAACACCTCCGGACTTCGCGCCCTGGTGGGGGAGACGGTCACGGCCATGAACAGCGCCAACGCCGCGATCCTACGAACGTCTCTCGATGCCTACCGCTCGACGATCGCGGACGTCTCCACTCAGGTCGTATCCGGCCAGTCAACTCGACTCCAGGCGACACAGAAGGCGCTCGACAAGCTGGCCGAGAAGGGGATCACCGGGTTCACCGATCGAACCGGCCGTGCCTGGTCGATCGACTCATACGCCGAGATGGCCGTCAGGACCGCGGACGGACGCGCCTACCTGGGCGGCAAGATAGACACGTTCAGCGCCGCCGGGATCCACGAGTACGTCGTCAGTCGGTCGGGCTCGCCCTGCCCGCTCTGCGGTCCGTGGGAAGGCCGCGTCGTCTCCGAAGGCCCGAGCAAGTACCCGACCGTGGGCGAGGCTCGGGCCGCCGGCCTATTCCATCCCAACTGCGGGCACACCCTCGACGCCTTCACTCCTGGCACCGAGAAGCTCCTGGGCGTTCGACCGAACGGGCCGAGTCAGGCCGAGGTCGAGGAGCAGCGGAAGCGCTACGCCCAGAGCCAGCAGCAGCGGGCGCTCGAGCGGAACGTCCGCAAGGCGAAGCTCGATCAGGCTGCCGCGATCACTCCTCAGGCTAGACAGAAGGCCAATGCTCAGGTCGCCCAGGCCCAGGCCGATCTCCGCGCTCACACCGCCAGGACTGGCGCTCGCCGGCAATATGCCCGGGAGAAGCCGATGGTCGGCAAGGGGCTCGCTCCTGTTACGAAGTCTGCCCCGCCATCCCCTGCGAAGCTGCCGACTGCCCACAAGCCGGCCGCTCCGACGATCGAGCCTCATCCGATCGAGCTCAGCGACCGCGAGTTCGTGGCCTTCCGCGACTACGGGGAGCACGGCTACCAGCGCCTCAATCCCGAACTCCGCGGCCTGCCGATCCCCGCCGAGGCCGGCAAGCCGCCCGGCGTGAAGTACGGGATCAAGACGAACAAGCAGCAGATCGACCTCATGGACGGGGCGATGGTTCGGAGCGGTGGCCTGGACCGGGACCTGACCCTCTACCGGGGCTCGCCCACGGTGGCCGGCTACAACGCGGCCAACGTCCATACGGCCGTTGGCTCCGTTATTCGCGACCCGGCCTACCTCTCAACCTCAGAGTCGAAGGCGGTCGCCGACCAGTTCGGCCATGACTCGATCCGCCTCCGGATCACCGCCCCGAAGGGCACGAGCGGTCTCGAGATGAACGCCCATGCCTCCGCTGGCCTCGGACCGCCCACGCTGCACCCGAAGGAGAAGGAGATCCTGTTGGCTCGGGGCACGGGCATCCGAGTCGATAAGGTCGTGAAGCTGCCGAACGGCATAACCGAGGTCTGGGGTACAGTGGTCCCATGAGCCCAATGCAGGCCGTCCCCGTGTTCGAGATCGTTCCTCGGTGGACGCTCCCGACCGACGTCCCCTCGTTCCTGGCCTGGCTCCGCGAGGCGCTTCCCGATCTGCCCGACGATCCCGGCCGGCTCCGGCTCTTCGCCGGCTTTCCCGCCGCTCAGCAGATGCCTGAGCCGCTCCGGCTCGCCCTCCAGGCCCTAACCCCTCCCGGGTTGATGGACTAGCACCGCCCCACTCGGACGTGATAGCCTGACGCCAACGCGACACGGCTGCGGTCGCTCCCACTCAGGAGATGAGATGCCGGAACCCACGACACCGCCCGCGACGGGAGCGGGCACCACGCCGGAAGCGCCGGCTGGCACAGCGGCACCGGCCGCCCCGGAGGCTCCGAAGCTCCAGTTGACCCAGACGGAGATCGACGCGATCGTCTCGGATCGGCTGGCGAGGGAACGAGCCAAGACTGGCCCCGAACTCGACGAACTCCGCCGCAAGGCGAAGGAATACGACGAGGCTCAGGCCAAGGGCAAGAGCGAGCTGGAACTGGCCCAGGAGGGCGAGAAGACAGCCAAGACGGAAGCCGCTACGGCTCTCGCCACGGCCAATACTCGACTCCGCCGAGCCGCCATCATGGCCGCCGCCGCTGAGGCGGGAGCCATCGACCCCGACGAGATCGCCACTCTGCTCCAGGGGAGCGAGGACGTGACCGTCGACAAGGACGGCGAGGTCAAAGGGGCCAAGGAAGCTGTCGCCGCGCTGCTCAAGGCGAAGCCGCACCACAAGAAGGGCGCGACTCTCCCGGCGGCCAGCGGCGGGCAGTTCACCGGAGCACCCGGTGGGAAGTCGGTCGACGAGCGGATCGAAGAGGCTCAAAAGGCCGGCAATCTGACCGAGGTCGCCCGGCTCAAGCAACAGAAGTACGCAGCGACGGCGGGAACGTAGGTCCCCTTCGCCGACTGCCCAGCTGAGGAGATAGGATGCCCGGCATCGTCGGCATGGCCGATACGTTCAACTGCCCCAACTACATCGGCGAGCTCTACCTCGCCGGCAAGGTCGACGCCCCGTTCCTGTCCGCCATCGGCGGGCTGACCGGCGGCATCTCGACCATCGCCAAGCGGTTCACCTGGGAGGGGTACGATCTTCGCCCGTCCAGCTCGACCCGCCAGCGCCTCGAGGGTGCGACGGCTCCCACGGCCACGGCCCGGGCCCGCTACGTCGCCCACAACGTCGTCGAGATCCACCAGGAAGCCGTCTCGGTGAGCTACACGAAGCTCGCCGCGATCGGTCAGATCGACCTCGGCGTGCTCCAGGAAGGCACGAACCCGGTCCGGGACGAGGAAGCCTGGCAGATCGCCCAGCTCCTCAAGGAGAAGGCGCTCGACATCAACGACACCTTCATCAACGGTGTCTTTGCCGAGCCTGCCGACAACCTCACCGCCCGCAAGACCCGTGGCCTGCTCGACGCCATCGCCACGAACATCTGGGACGCCCACGGCGATCCGCTGACCGCCGACATGGTCGTAAGCCTCATGCAGATGACGTGGGAGAACGGCGGCATCCGCGAAGGCGAGACCCGGACGGCAATCGGCGGCGCCGCCGTCATGCGCCGGCTGAACGACCTCTTCGTCCCGGCCAACGTGGTCCGGACGCAGACGACCGTTGGAGGTGTCAACCTCCAGACGATCGAGACCCCGTTCGGCAACCTCAATCTGATGAAGGACCCCGCCGTCCCGAAGGGCACGCTCATCGTGTGCTCGCTCGGCGAGTGCGCCCCGGTCCACCTGCTCGTCCCGAGCAAGGGCTTCATGTTCGTCGAGCCTCTCGCCAAGACGGGCTCGAGCAACGACTCCCAGCTGTACGGCGAGGTCGGCCTCAAGTACGGGCAGGAGTCAATGCACGGCAAGATCGTGGACTTCACGACTCCGTGGGACACGATCTCCGGCTCAGGCAGCTAGTCCATCGCAGCCGAGCACGACGGCTGCACGGGTTGAGGCCGGTCCTCTTCGGGATCAGGAGGGCCGGCCTCCCCTCCATCAAGACGAGGTGACATGAAGCTCGACGTGGTCGCCTGCGCTCCCTGGTACATCGCCCACCTGGCCCCGGTCTGGGAAGCACTACCCGGCAGGTATCGCGGCCAGTTCCACGTCGTTCGAGGGCCCGGCTCCGCCGTCGAGTGGACCGATCGAGCCGTCGCCTTCGCCCGGGACCGCGGCATCAAGGTCTTGACCGGCGCCCTTCCCCAATCCAAGACCCCTACTCTGGTCGCGTCGACCGGCGATATGTCAGTCGCTCGCAAGGCAGGTCGACCCGTGGCGATCATGGAGCACGGTGCCGGCCAGAGCTATTCGGGCGATCGTCAGTCCGCCCAGCATCCGTCCTATGCAGGCGGCCTACACCGCTCCGCTGAGCTGTTCCTGCACCCAGGACCACATCCGGCCCAAAGGGACCGGGAAGCCTACCCTGACGCTCGCGTGGAGGTCGTTGGCTCGCCGATCCTGGACACCCTGCCCGACTACGCGCCCGCGGGAGGTAAGCCCGTCGTGGCGGTGTCCTGCCATTGGGACTGTATGGTCTGCGCCGAGACCCGCTCCGGCTTCATTCAGTTCCGCAACGCGATCGCCGATCTCGCCCTCTCCCCCGAGTGGACCGTCATTGGGCACGGCCATCCTCGAGACCTCGAGCACCGCCGCCTCTGGTACGAACGCAAGGGCATCGAGGTCGTCTCGGACTTCGGCGAGGTCTGCCGGCGGGCCGCGGTCTACGCCTGCGATAACAGCTCCAGCATGTTCGAGTTCGCTGCCACCGGCCGGCCGGTCGTGGTGCTCAACCCCGGCTGCTACCGGAAGGGCGTCACTCACGGCCTGCGCTTTTGGGAAGCGGCCTCGGTGGGCCTCCAGGTCGACGTCCCGTACTTCCTCACGAACACCGTCCGAGACGCACTCCGGGATCGCTACGATGACCAGCAGGCCCGCGAGAAGGCACTCGATCTCGTCTACGCCTACCGGACTGGCGCGGCCGAACGGGCCGCCGCCGTCCTGGTGGACTGGATCCAGACGCGATGAGCCTCCTGTTCGGGCAGCAGAACGCCTACTCCGCGCCCTGGTTCGCTGCTCGGTTCGGGCAGCACCACTCGATCCCCCTCTCGGGGTTCCCCCACGTCGCCGCCCTTCTGGGCGATCACGCGACGTATCTGGACTACCTCGCCGAGTCGTGGCGCATGATCCCCCGGCGGAACACCGCCGAGCGCCGGGCTCGCTGGCTCTCCCGGCTACTCCGCCCGCCGCGCAGTACCGACCTGATCTCGACTCTCACCCGCCCCAATGGCGACCAGCTGATCGTCGACGGCAACCACCGCGCCGCCTGGGCCTACGTCCGAGGTGAGGCGATCCAGACGCTCGAGGCCGACCTTGACGCCTGGCTCGCCAAGACGGTGAGCAATCCGGAACGCTACGGCGCTCCCAAGGGCATCCCCTACCAGAGCCTCGGCCCTTGGCTGGCCGGCCGCCGGCCGGACACCGGCACCAGACACGTCCGGCTCGATTGGGACGATCTGACCGGGCGCGTGCTGGACCTCGGCTGCAACATCGGGGCCGAGACGATGCTGGCTGCCGTCACGGCAGATCAGGCCCTCGGCGTCGATGTCTCGCCGCGACTCGTCACTGCGGCAGCTCGGCTAGGCACCTACCTCGCCAGCCCGGCGCAGTTCCGCGTTGCCGACCTTGCGACCGAGGTGATCGAGGGCTGGGATACGGTGCTGTGCTTCTCCATCCTGGCCCACGTCAAGCCGTGGGACGCTCTCCGGCGCACCCTCACGAGCGCCCGCGTCGTCTATATCGAAGAGAACGGCGGGACCGATCTCTTCCCCAGGGTCCGCGGCTGGTTCCGCCACGTCGACGAGATCGAGCGCAGCGCCCGCCCGCTCTGGAGGTGCGAGCCGTGAGGCACTTCGTTCTCACGAGGTCGTCCTACGGTCGGGCGTGGACTCCCGAGGCCAACGCCCGCCGACTCGCCATGTCTCTCGCGGTCACGATCCCTTGCATGGCCGCCCAGGCTAACCGCGACTGGACCTGGGTGATCCTGCTCGACAAGGACGATCCGCTCAAGGCCGACCGCGAAGAGGCGTTCCGCTCGGCCGGGATCCCGTGCCTCTTCCTCTACTGGCGTCCGGGCATCGGGGTCGAGTCGGCTCCGTGGGACCGTCGCGGCGGGCATACGCTCCAGCAGAAGATCGCCGCCACCGCCTATCGGGTCGAATGGGGCAAGGCTATCGGCGCCGGCCAGGGCACGATCCTCCAGACTCGCATCGACGACGACGACGGGTTCGCTCCCTCCGCTCTCGGGCGTCTCCGGTACGCCGCCGACCGGCTCAACAGCGGCGTCCGGCTGGCCTGGATGTTCCCGGTCGGGATCCGCGTCTGGGATGGCAACTACTCGCGGGTGATCCATCGGAGCAACGCCATGCACTCGCTCCAGACCCCTCCGGGCGACACGAAGACGGTGTACGACTACGGGCACCGCCTGGTCCGCCGGGTCGCTCCCGTGCGGGTCGTAGACAAGGAGATCGCCTGGCTCTGGGCCCGCCACCGGGACACGATCTCGGGATGGAAGCTCGCCGACGAACCCCTGACAGATGCGGTCCGGGCGCTCTTCCCGGTAGATTGGAGCAAGCTGTGACGGACGAACGCAAGGCGGCGCTCGAGGCGTACCTCCGGTATCTCGGTGACCGACTCGGGCTCGGAGGGTGGGTCTGGCAGGTATTCGACGAATGCCCCGATGGACACGAGAAGAGCGACGCGACCTCGCATCTTCGCTGGAACAGCCCAATGTCTACCGTCTGGTTCTCCCCCGAAGTTCTGGCGGTGCCGGCCGACCTCCGGCAGACGGCGCTCCACGAGGTTCTCCACGCGCACACGGAGCACGCCTGGGCGACCTCGGAGGAGTCCTGCCGCCCCTTCATGCCTGCGGGCGCGTGGGACGTCTTCGCCAAGGCGTACCGGCGGCATGTCGAGCTTTCGATGGAGCGGCTGTCCTTCGCCCTAGCCCCGCTCTTCGATCTCCCGGACCTCCCCGAGTGAGGATGCATTGGAGCCACTCGGGCAACAGTCGCAACTTCGGCGACGTCCTGGGCCCGACCCTGTTCCGTCATTGGGGCTTCGAGGTCGAGTGGGCGCCGCCCGACACGGCCGAGATCGTGACGGTCGGATCCATCATCTCGAAACTCCCGAACGGATGGCGCGGCACGATCCTGGGAACGGGCACGATCCGCGTCGGCCTCACCCGCAACCTTCGCCGTGCTCGGGTCCTGGCCGTGCGGGGTGCCTACACCCGGGACGCCTGCTACCTCCCGAAGTCGACGCCGCTCGGCGACCTCGGCGTCCTGGCGCCGGATCTGCTGGCCGCCCCTCCGGTACTTGCCCATCCTGTCGGCGTCCTGGGGCACCACGTCGACCGGGACATCGCCGGCCGACACCCCGGCGCCCACGTCATCGGGATCCGCGACGATCCGGCGAAGATCATGGCCGAGCTCGCCACCTGCGAGCTGGTCTACGTCTCGAGCCTGCACGCCCTGATCGCCGCCGACGCCCTCGGCGTGCCTCACGTCCTCGAGCCCCATCCGGGCGTGATCGGCGGGCTGTGGAAGTTCCACGACTACGGCTCTTCGCTCGGCCAGCGCATCGTCCCGGGTGTCGAGCGCCTATCGAACCGTGCGGCCGTGGCCGATTGTCAGGACAGACTTCGGCGGCTCGTTTCCCTCTTGCGCTGAACGCCCCATCGGGACTATTCTCTCTATCGAACGGCTGTACAGGCGCCGGTTTTTCATGCCCCG